CACTCAACAACTGGGTGTTTTTGGTGGTGTGTTTTATACTGACCCAACAACAAGTAAACCAACATACAAAGCATTTTATCCAGCAAGCACTAACGCTTCTGATATTGTGGCGTATGTTTATGCAGACCCTAATATCGTGTTTGAAGCACAGCATGATGGAACTGGAACAGCAGCTATGAATCATTCGGGTTTTGATTTTACAGGAACTAGTGGAAGCACTACTACTGGACAATCAACTTCTGAGATTGATACTTCTACTTCTGGTACTTCAGGTGGCTTTAAGCAAATTGGTATCTCCAAAGATCCCGATAACTCTGATACGGCTTCTGCGAATGCAAATGCTTATGTAGTGTTTAACACTGGCGAGCATGCGTATAAACTAACAACAGGCGTATAGGGAGGATTTGAACTATGGCTATAAATAGATCACAACTCGCAAAAGAGTTGGAACCCGGTTTGAATGCTTTATTTGGACTGGAGTATAACACGTATGAGAATCAACATGCTGAGATCTTTGAAACGGAAAACTCTGATAGAGCTTTCGAAGAAGAAGTGATGTTATCAGGATTCGGTTCAGCGTCAGTTAAACCAGAAGGATCTTCTGTTAACTTTGACAGCGCGACTGAGTCTTTCACAGCTCGTTACTCTCATGAAACTGTAGCTTTGGCTTTCCAGATTACTGAAGAAGCTGTAGAGGACAACCTCTACGACAAGATCAGTACTCGTTATACGAAAGCTTTGGCACGATCAATGGCGCACACGAAGCAAGTTAAAGCCGCAAACGTTTTAAACAACGGTTTTAGCTCTAGCTTTACAGGTGGTGATGGCGTTGAGCTATTTTCTTCAGCTCACCCAACTACATCTGGTAACCAAAGAAACGAACTAGCAACAGCTTCAGACCTTAACGAAACATCTTTAGAGCAAGCAATGATTGATATTTCTGCTTTTCAAGATGATAGAGGTCTAAAAGTTGCGGCAAAAGCTCGTAAGTTGATTATCCCATCAGCTCTACAATTCACGGCAGAAAGACTAATGAAGTCTGCTGGAAGAACTGGAACTGCTGATAACGATACCAACGCTATCGCATCAAAAGGAATGATTCCTGAAGGTTATGTAGTGAACAACTACTTAACTGACACAGACGCATTCTTTATTATAACTGATGTGCCTAATGGACTGAAACATTTCCAAAGATCTCCGATCGCTACTTCTATGGAAGGCGACTTCGAGACAGGAAATATGAAGTATAAAGCTAGGGAAAGATACAGCTTCGGCTTCTCTGACTGGCGTGGTGTCTTTGGTACTGAAGGCGCTTAATTCTTAAGCAAAGAACACTTTAAGGAGGGCGGCTTTGGCCGCCCTTTTTATTTGCATTAGACAACGAAACATTATATATTTAACGAACTGCATACTTATAAACAGTCAGTATGGACTCGTGCAGTAGACAATGTCTCAGACTATACTGGCGGAAACGGAGACTAATAATATGGCTAACTCAACTTTCAGCGGTCCGGTCAGAACAGAAGGTGGCTTTAACGTAATTAATAAAGCAGCTTCTACTGGCGCGATCACAGAAACAGGTTTTTCAGTTAATTCAACTGGACAACTAATTTCACTTGGAACTAGAAAAATTCAAACATTTGCAATAGATTTGTCTGGCACAAACGCTGCTGGCACTACTTATGGCGATAATGATGTTTTAGTAGAACTAGGTGCATTAAACACAGATCATCCTGATGCTTTGGTAACAGCAAGTAAATTCTTTATTCATAAAGTGGTAATTGGTGTTACAACTGCAGCAGCAAGTGACGCTCAATCATTAGCTAATTTACAATTATCTGCAACTTCAGGTACAGCTACTAATACTGCTGTATCTTCAGGCACTGAAATTGTAGGAGCAGGTGTTGCATCATTTAATCCAAGAATTTCTGCTACTGATTCAGTAACAGAAGTTGATATTGATCTTGATGCTACTGCTGGTACTTTTCATGTATTTGCACCAAACATTACTGCAGCTATTGCAAGTAAAAATTTGTATTTAGGTGCTGGTGCAGCGGCTGACACAGCTTTAACAGCTTTTCGTGGCACACTTGAAATAGAATACTCAGTATTCTAGTAACTTTATGTGGGCCTTCGGGCCCACACGTTCTTAATTAAGGAGGGAACATGGCAGATACAGTAACAGGACCAGAGGTCTTACAAGAAAATGACAAAAGAGTTGCGCTCAAAATAGTTATAGAATCAGACGGCTCAGGCAGCACAACAGTATTTTATGACGCTTCAGCACGAACAGTAGCAGGGGCTGCTACACGAGGAGCCTTACAAAGAGTTTGGTTTTGTTGTGATACCGGAGACGGTGGAGATTCTTTTGCTCGTTTAGATTTTGAAGATTCAGATGGAGACAGACCATTACTTGGTTTGACAGGCACAGGATATTGGGATTTTAGAGAGTTTGGTGGATTACCACCAAGCACCGACGCTAACACCAATGGTGATATTAACGTAGTTATACCCGGTGAGGCTAACGACGGTAATATGTACACAATTATAGCAGAGTTTATCAAAACCGGTTCAGTATAAGGAGTAAGCCATGGCTGTTTCAGGGTCTACAGATTTTAACATAGACGCCGCAGAAGTTATTCAAGAAGCTTACGAACGTTGTGGCTTACAGGATATTTCAGGAAAAGATTTAAGAACGGCTGTCCGTAGTATGAATTTGCTCATGGCAGAGTGGGCCAATCGTGGACTAAATTTATGGACAGTTCAACTAGGCACTCAATCAACAACTGCTGAAGACAATGATTATTCTTTGGACACGAACATAATTGATTTACTAGAGGTAAGTTTAAGAGACGCGAATAATTTAGATACCACTTTAACTAGAATAAGCCGTGCTGATTATCACATGTTGCCTAAAAAAAGTTCTACTGGAAAACCAGCACAATTTTATTTTGAAAGAACTACTACCCCTACGTTATTTTTGTATCCGACACCAGATCTATCTACTTACACTGTACGATATTATCATTTAAAAAGATTAGACGACATTGATTTAGCTACTCACGATGCAAACGTGCCGTTTAGGTTTTTGCCTTGTTTAGTCGCTGGAACAGCATATTACTTGGCAATGAAGAAAGCTCCTGAAAGACTTGCAATCTTGAAAGCAGCTTATGACGAAGAGTTCGAGAGAGCTCGTTCAGAGGACAGAGATCGAGCCAGTTTTAGTGCTGTGCCCGGAAGAAGTTATTTTAATAATTATTAACTAGGAGAAAACACATGAAAAAATTAATGACTATAAAAAATTGGTTTATGGCTCTCGATAAAAAGAAAAAAATCGGGATAGCTGTGGTCGCAGTCATCATTATTGTTGCATTGGTAGCGTAATGGAACCTAGGTCTAAGACAGACTATATTGTTATTCATTGCTCGGCAACTAAGCCGAGCATGGATATAGATGCTGAAACTATAAAGAATTGGCACGTTAACGAAAGAGGTTGGCGTGATATAGGCTATCACAAAGTTATAAAAAGAAACGGAAACGTAGAAGATGGTCGCGATATTCGTGACTCTGGCGCACATGCAGCAGGATATAACTCTAAAAGTGTTGGTCTGTGTATGGTGGGCGGAATGGCTGAAGATAATTCTGCTGAAAATAATTTTACTCCACATCAGTGGGTTGCTTTGACTATAGAAGTTAAAAAACTATTTGAAATGTATCCAGATGCAAAGATTATAGGACACAACGAGATATCTAAAAAAGAATGTCCCTCCTTCGACGTTCAAAAATGGAAAGCGGATAATTTATAATGGGACCATTATTATCAATTTTACCTACAGTATTAAAAACTGGCGCTAGCATTTTTGCTAATAAACAAAAAGCAAAAATACTTATGTCAGACGCAGAGCTATTACACGCACAAAAAATGGCCAATGGGGAAGTAGAGTATCAAGCAGCAGTTAGACAATCGAACGATAAGGGATGGAAAGACGAATTTGTCCTCATTCTCGTGAGCGCCCCCGTGATTTTATTGATATGGTCGGTGTTTTCAGATGATCCAAACATACAAGCGAAGCTAGATATATTTTTTGATAAATTTAGTAATTTGCCTTTCTGGTACCAATCGCTATTTATTGGCGTGGTCGCATCAATATACGGACTTAAGGGAGCTGACATATTCAAAAAAAAATAACATTTGATGAATATTGGGCTAATGAAAATAAGCTCTTAGAACTTTCATATAAAGAATCTGTTAGGCAAAAAAAGGAAAGAAAACGCAAAAAATAATGTACTGGGTAATTACAATAATGTTAATGTTTCATGGTACAGATGCCTTGGTAGAAAAAGAATACAAACTTAAACAATTTCAAGACGATTGGAGTTGCCATGAATTTATTCACGAAAATAAAATTGAACTTTTAAAACATCACGTAATGAATTACCCTAATCAATTAAAAAGTTTTGAATTTTATTGCGAAAACAGATATGCAGAAGAAGTATGATTAAAAATATTAGTATAGCAGTGACAATAACCGTAGTTATGTTATGGGTTTTTTCAACCCTAATGGATTCTGCAATGGCAGATGTAACTGGTGCAGGGTCAACGACCAACGATCAAGTTACTTCTGGATCATCATCAAGCAATACCGCGATTACAGGGGGATATCACAGTGAAGCAACCACGAACTATCAAACCGGATCTTCTCAAAGTACAACCACAACTAATACAACCAACAATAATAATAGCTCCTATACAGGTGACACTAGAACTGTGCCTTCAGCATCAGCGCCCGGAATCTCTGCCATGTCTCAAGATCTGTGCACTGTTGGCGTTGGTATAGGAATACAAAAACCATTAATAGGCGGCAGCATAGGTATTACAAAACGCGATATGAACTGCGAGCGTATGAAGTTAGCTAAACTTCTGTTTGACTTTAACATGAAAGTTTCAGCAGTCGCTATACTTTGTCAAGATAGCC